TGTCCTAAAAACTGCATTTCCTGCATAATTTTGCGGTTTCAGCACCACAACTGTCCTTTAAATCAGAAGTCGTTTTCCCTGGAAACCTTGACGTGCGTCTGCGTCAGGCCGATCCCGAGTCTCCACTTCACCCCGCCAGCCTTGTCAACGTTGTAACCCAGGTCGGTCAGCCGCCGCCCGAATGCCGTACCGGACATCGGATCCTCGTGTCCCATCTCCCGGCGGTGCCAGTCCACGAACGTGTCGTAGAGATCGGACGCTTTGGCCCGGAGCTGCGGCATCAAGACACAGCAGTCGGCGAAGAAGCGGCCGACGACGTCGGCATCCGATCGGTACTCCGCGGTCGCCGACAGGACCTCCGGAGGGTCGGCGAGGCCACCCTCCCGCCAGCTCTTCGCGCCTTCAACCGCCCACGCCAGGATCCCGGAGCGCTCACCCATCAGCTTGTCCATGAGCGTGTAGTCGATCTTGTCTGGTCCGATGACGACGGAGAACGGGATGAGGCGGACGCGGCGCCAGATGCCGAAGTCCATTCCCTTAATCTCCGGCTTGTTGTTCGTCGCCATGAAGATCTTCCAGGTGGGACGAAGCGTCCAGAAATCCTCGCGCATCCTACGGACCTTGAGCTCGTCGCCACCGGTCAGCTGCTTGACGAAGTTCTCGGCGAGACGACGACCATCTTCGACCTCGATCGTTGTGACGAAGCGCTTCCCTGCGAGGTCCGCACGCTCGGTCGGGTGAGCCTGATTTACTCTCGTCATGACGAGGTCCGGCGCCGCCTCGGCAGCATAGTCGGCGCCGATCACGTTTCGGAGCGCCCCCAGGAAGGTCGACTTTCCGTTGGCGCCCTTGCCGTAGGCGATCGGCAGGATGTGTTCGCGGATCACGCCGGTCAGGGAATATCCGGCGAGACGCTGGAGGTATTTGACCAGCGTTTCGTTCCCGTTCATGATCTCGCGCAGGAACGCTTCCCACCGCGGCGCCTTGGCGTCCGGTTCGTACGGCGTCTGACAAAGCTTCGAGAGCAGGTTCTCTCGACGGTGCTCGGAGAACGTTCCGTCCTTCAGGTTGATCGTGCCGTTCAGTACATTCAGCATCCAAGGGTCGCCGTCGAACTGCTCAGGCTCGACGGCGCGCATGTGCTGGGCAACACGAAGCGTCGCGGAGATGCGCTCAGCCTTCTGACGGCGAGATCCAGCGTTCACGGCGATCTCCACAGAACGGCCGAATGCGGCACCGACGCGGTCGGACACCCAGCGCCGTCCATCCCAGACCACCCACTTCTTCCACGGATCGCAGAAGACGAAGTCTTTCCCGAAATGGGAGACGAACTGGTTGGCGGCGTCGACGTCGGTAACTGTGTCCTCCGGCTCGTCGCTCTTCTTCTTCGTCTTCTGACCGAAGCCTTGATCGAGCAGGTCCTTCGCCGACTTCTTGAAGTCGCCGTTGTACTTCAGGAAGGTGAGGGCGGCCCACTTCGAATAGGTGGCGTCCGGCTCAAACGGAGAGGCGTTCGAGCTGAAGACGTGCAGGTTGTCTCCACAGAAGCCGACCGACGCAGAGTGACCGTCATCGGTCTTTCCTGGTCTCCTCCAATAGGTGATCGGTCCGTCGATCTTCGCCTTGCGCCAGCCGAAGGGTTCGAGCACAGCTTCCCAGGTAGCGCGCGCATTGAAGTCGTCACCGGGAGCGATCTCTCCTTCCTTCGAAGGGTTTCCCTTCTCTCCAGGGCCGATGACCTTCTTAGGTCCACGGTTGAATGATCTTGACGTATCGAGCAGCATGATCCGCTCTTCTGCCGTGATCGTCGGGATTTCAGTGAGCAGCGGACCGTCGGCGTGAACGTACGCTTTCTCGAGAGGATGGCACTTCGGATGGCTGGGCGGCGCCAGAACGTAGCCGCCTTCGCCGCGCGTCTCGATCAGGACATGCTTGTCCTCGGCGATGGCAAGCTTCTGGTTGTGCTCGACGGCTGGAGCGCGGAAATAGAAGTGAGCTCCACCCTTAGGGGTGGCGATCCGCGGCAGCTTCTCAATGAGATCTACCTTAATCGCTTTGACGGCCTCCACCCAAGGGGCGATTAGGGATGGGTCATCGAAGTCGATGATCTCGAGATTCCCAGAGATCGCGCCGCCGATGATGGCGATGCCGATCGGGCCTTCGACGGAGAACCACTTATGGAGTTCGTAGTCGATCGCCTGACGCTTCTCGTAGGCCTTCCACGCGCAGGCTGGAGCCTTTGAGCCGTCGCCCCGGATCGGAACTACAGACAGACCGGAAGCTACGTAGGCTCGCGCTGCCGCGAGTATGTATTCCGAGGACGCTGTCCCCGGTGCGGTGTCCGACATTCGGACCCTCTCTCAACCCGTGCTACCGTTCCCCGAACCTGTTGCCCATCTACGTCGGTTCTCTCTAGCGCTGTCCACGGGGGAGGAATCCCCGTGGACAGCAGAGAGAGAAGTGACGGCGTCGTGGTCACTCGCCGCCGTCACGCTTCGAGGAAGTTACCAGTCGTTCTTCCCGGCGCTCTTGGCGGCGGGTTTCGGATCGGACTTCTTCTGATCCGCGGGCTTCGCGGCGCCCTTCTGCTCGACTTTCTTCGTCTCCTCCTGCTTCGAGGAGGTGGCCGCGCCGTGCGGGTTGGCGCCTTCCGCGGCGGGCGGCGCCCAGGGGTTGATGAACTGGATCCGGCTGCTGAATCTGCCGGACTTCGGCGGGTACTCCTCGTCGGCGACGACGCCCTCGAAGGTCCGTCCGGCCCAGGTGGTGCTGGTCAGAAGCTCGCTCAGCTTCTCGTGGGGCTCGATCGGGCGGCCCAGGATCGTCGAGAGGTCGCGCTTCATGTAGATGAGGTTGTCCTTCGTTCCCCAGAAGACGCGCTCGATCACGACGCCCTTCGTGATGTGCGGCTCTCCGGTCTTCGGGTTCGGGACGGTCTCGGGCTCCAGGATCTCGCAGAAGAGCTTGAAGCCGCGCGATCCCGAGTTCGCGACGAAGATCTCGTAGTCGGCCGTGACGGTTTCGTTGCCCTTCTTGACCTCCTGGGTGGTGCAGACGAACTTGTAGGTCTCCGGCGGCACGCGTCCCGGCGTCGAGAACGTCGCCGCTTCGGATTTCTGGAAATCCTCGTCGAAGTCGCTGAACGGATTGGGGCTTCCCATGGTTTTCTCCTTCATTCCTTCAAATCAACCTAGTTTTCCCTCTTCCAGAGCCAGTCTTCCCCCGGTCGCACGACTGGGCTCCCGATAGATCACTTCGTGTAAGTCAGAACGTTCCGTCTCACCTCCTCTTCAGTAGTCCCAACCGGAGTTGCAATGTAGACCGTGTTCTCCTTGTCTCGATCCAGGAAGGCCTGCTCGGCGAGCACCTTGGCGAATTCGCCGTACAGGAAGTCCACCTGAGGCTTCCGCAGATCCCTCGAAGACTCGACGTTGTACATGCACCGGATCATCGACTTCGCGTCCGCGGGCTGGAACCAGGGATGGATGTGGCCGTTCGCCGAGCAGCCCTGCTTCCGGCACTTCTTGCTGTCGTCCGCCCAGCGCATCTTGGCGCCGCGTTCCATCAGAAGCTTGAGGTCATCGGCGGTCGCTTCGGGCTGATCCTTCTCGATGGGAGGGGTACCAAAGAACCGCTTGAGCTCCTGGCAGTTCATCTCGGGTGTATTGGGCGTCGTGTTCACGGGCGGATCGTCCGGCGCGCCGGGCGCCGTCGCGAGATCCTTTCCGGTGGCCTCGGCGATCTTCTTCTCGCCGATCTTCTCGACGGCTTCGACGATATCCTGCTTCGCCGCTCCGGCTACCGTCGTGATCGCCTCCTGGACTTTTTCCGCCTCGGTTTTCTCGGTGTCGATGATGATGAGCGGCTCGGTATGGACCGGCGGTGGAGGATCCGGCGCCGTCAGCATCTGAACGACGTGCGGCTCGAAGAGCGTCTGGAAGGCGCGCTGCTTCGTCACGTCATGCACGGAGTACTTCGGCATCCAGTCGTACCGCGTCTTCGTGCAGGCCATCAGGAACTTCGACGTCTTGTTCTTTTTGTCTTCCTCGGTGTAGCACCTGAAGCACAGATCGAAGAGGTGCTCGGTCTGCTTGTCCCACTCCGGCAAGTAGTTGCCGGTCTTCTTCCGGACTTCTTCGCCGCGCTTGTTTGTGGTCTCCTCGTACTCCGGCTTCTCCCGGAATGAGAGGATGACGTGCATCGGCAGCTCGACGAGCTGGTTCATCCAGGCGGCCCAGCGCCGCTTCTGAACGCCCCAATCTCCTGGCGTCATGATCTCGTTACCGCGCTTGTTCTTGATGAAGTCGACGATGTCCTGGATCAGATCCAGATAGAAGACCGTTCCGGAGTCGATGATCAGGGTCTCGTAGACGCCGGGATGACCGCGCAGCCACGTCATCAGAGCATCGAGATGACGCCAGCGGTTGGCGAATTTCTTCTTGAACTCGTAGTTCTTCCGGTACGGCTCGGTGCCGTTCTCCGTGTCGACGACGCACGGCTTCGGGAACGACAGCGCGGCTCTTGTTTTTCCGACGCCGCCCTCTCCGGACAGCGCGATCTTGAGGTACTTCTTCTGGTCGGCAGGATCTGAAAATGGATCGTTGCTCACCGTTCTCTCCTTCTTCCCTTCCCCACGAACCTTCGAAACTACCCCTTCTCCTCTGCTGGATTGTTCCTCTTGGATGTGTCACTCTGTGTCACATTGCTCTTCGGACTGGTCTGCGTGCTGCAGGGGAGGCAGACGCCGTGCAGGAGCTCCATCTTGGCCTCGTAGAGGCCGGGCTCCAGGTTCTCCGCGCCGCGTACTTCGGTGGGCCGTGGGCTCATGCACCGGCCGCAGAGAACGATCGTCAGACTCAGCACGTCTTCACCTCTGCCGCGGCGAATCCATGCTCGACGTCCATCTGTCGGGCATGTTCGGCGGCCATCACGAGAACCTTTGCGAAGATCTCCGTCCGACCCGGATCGGTCTGGCCGATCGCGGACCAGTTGACCCCGGCGCGCTGCCATGCGTGGTCCCGGATCTCGAAGGACCACTCCTCGCGTGAGTGGACGCTGACGAGCGGCTGACGCCCACGACGGGCGTTCTCCGGATCGAAGAACGGGTCGATGAAGATCGACCACGCACCCGGCTTCTTCACCTCCCAGGTTTCGATGCGGCTCATCGCCGCACCTGCTTGGGAGCGCCCGGCTTGAGCGCCTCGTGAAACCAGTCCGGAAGCATCGCGCGATTCTTCCAGAGGAAGGCCTCGAAGCCTGCGTCGAGCAGGTAGGTCGTCGCCCAGTCGTCGCGAGAGCGGACCGACCGGCCGTAGGACTGAACGATCTTGAGCGCGCAGAGCCACGCGTACCACTGGGGATCCCGGTCCATGCGCTGCTTGATGACCCGGTCCTGCATGTTGGGCCAGGGCATCTTGGCGATCACCTGGAAGCGCGAGAGGTCGCCCTTCAGGTCGAGACCTTCATGCATGGCGGGCGCGACGATGACGGAGTCGGTCCGGCGGGCGTGCTCCTCCAGCATCTCGTCCTTCGAGTTGAAGTGCTCCTGGAAGAGGAACCGGTCCGTCTCGACGCCCTGGTACAGGATCTTCGACAGGCTGAACGAATGGCAGTGGATGATCCCGCGCTGGCCCTTGTGGTTCTCCAGGATCTGGGTCACCTTCTGGACGAACTTCGGCTCGGTCGGGTCCTTGGGGTTCTGCTCGCGGGAGAAGTACTTGAAGCCGAAGTTCCCGCAGTAGTCCTTCCAGATGATGCGGTTCTCGACCGGGAAGTCGCAGGGGGTCCGGATGAGCTCGACCTCGTCGGCCGAGAGGCCCAGGTTCCGGGCCCAGACGCCCACGTCCAGGATGGTCGCCGACATGAAGCAGAGGCGGTCGGCGTGCCGGAAGAGGAGGTCCTCGGCGAAGTCCTTCGCGTAGAGGGGGCGCGCGACGATCTTGCGCCGCTCCTCGCCGGTCCGCTTGTCGTTGTACCTCACGACCTCCAGGATCCACTCCGTCTTCTCCAGGAAGGCCATGAAGGTCGCGAGCTTGCCCTGGAGCTCCTCCAGCGCGTCCTTCTCCGCGGCGGAGAGGTCCTCATCGAAGTCGTCGCCCTCGCCGTCCTGGAGGTCCTTGAGCTTCTTGGCGACGATCGCGACGAGGTCGGTCTCCTCCAGCCACTCCAGGAACTCCGCCTTCGTCCGGATCTCGCGCTCGATCTTGATCCCGACCAGAGAGAGGGTCCACTCCGAGAGCTCCAGCGTCACGTACGACATGAGCTGCTGTTCGCAGTTGTGGGCCTCGTCGACGATCATGAGGGCGCGCTTCGGGAACCGGCCGATCCGCTGCTGGAAGAGGAAGCTGGAGAAGTTGAAGAGCGAGATCGCTCCGTCGTGGCACTTCTGGAGCTGCTCCCAGTAGGGGCAGCGATGGCAGGACGAGGGGAGCGCGAGGCTGACCGCGGCCTGGAGGACCGTGATGTCCGCCGCGCGCGCGATCGGGCCCGCCTCCATGTCGTCGACACATTCGCTGAGGATGCCCTTCGACTTGCGGCGGCAGACGCCGTCAGCCGCGTCCTGACCCTCTTCGGCATCACGATGGGTGCAGGAGTAGTTTGCGCGGCCCTTCAGCGCCTCGATGTCGGGGGAGGGGTATTCGTTCGTGTACTGGTCCTGGAGGAGCTTCTGCGAGGTCAGCATGAAGGTCTGCTGACCGGCGGACCGGAGCGCGTTCGCGACCGTCTTGCACGCGTCCGTCTTTCCGGCGCCCGTGGGGAGCTCGCCGACCACGACGCGCTTCCCGGCGGCGAAGGCCTTGGCGACCTGCTCCAGGAAGTACTTCTGCTGGGGGCGGGGAGTCTTGCCGGGCGTGAACTGAGCGATGAGCTGATCAGCTGTGAACTGCCAGGGCGGAAGTTCTTTTTTGACCTGTGCGGGCGGCGACGCCTTCGTGACCACGGGTTCCTCCTTCTTCCCACCCACCGCGCGGTTCCTCTTCCGCCCGGCAGGCCGTCCCTCTAAAGCCCCCGAATCAGAATCGCCGCACGTCCGAATGACGAACTGCGGCGTGAGCTTGTGAGGACCCCGGCCGCACAGACGGAGCGGCGGCGATCCTGATTCGGGGGCTTGACAGCGTCCAGGGTCCTCACGAGAAGGAGTATACCCTGATTGGGGAGCCAGTCAAGTGAAAAATGTTATGCCGAATTTCGTTGACCTCCCAGAGGGTCCTATCTATAAATAGGGCTGTGGCGAAGGCAGAGAGGGTGATGCTACCGCAGGTCAAGCTGCTTTGCCCTCTCTCCACGTCGATGCTCGGCTCCAAAAAGGTCGAGCCACACTACTCAATCGCCAGCCTTTGTGCAAACGGTTCTGTCCATATCTACTGCGTCGTCCACATGTTCAAGGGTTTCGTCAGCCATCCCGCTTTCTTGGAGGCTTGGAATGTCGCGAAGCAAGGGAACGAGGCCGCCCCGCGCCCCGCAGTCCGACCCGGCGGAAGCCGGACATGAGTCCGGTACTCAGGGACACCCGGCCGATAACGGATCCAGCGAGGAGGAGGCCGAGACGGGCACGACCGTCGCGACGGAGGAGCCCGCGCAGGTCCAGCTGACGATCAAAGGATCCGACAAGTCGGCTCGCGCAGCGGCGAAGCGCTTTGGCGAAGGCGCCGCGGCGAAGATCCCGGCGGCGGCTCCGGCCCCCGTGAACGATCCCGAAGCCGGAGGCGAACCTTCGGACAATGATCCGATCGCGACGCTGCTGGCGGACGGAAAGAACATGGTGATCGTCACGCGTCAGACTCCGCGTAATATCCGGAATCCGCGGACCGGCGAGAAGATCATCACGAACGTCCGGCTTCCCGGAAAGTACACCTGCCCGACGTCCATCTCGGCGATCGAAGAGCAGGTCTTCGAGGAGTACTGGGGCGCGACGTACAAATGCACGATCCATCCGGACACGTCGTCCGGAGAGAACACGATCCTGGGCCACTTCAAGATCGAGCATCCGGATCCGAAGGCGCCGCCGTACGTCGAAGGCGTAACGGATGTCGAGCCGGATCAGGTCGATCCGGCGCAGGAGCGTCTCCTGTCGGGAAAGGATCCGACCATGCAGGAGACCGACGCGCTCGTCGAAATCCGCGAGCAGCTCAAGCGTCAGCTCGAAAGGGCCAACACGCGCAAGGAGATCGCCGAGACGCAGAAGCTCATCAAGGAGATCAACGCCGAGCTGGACGGACGCGACCAGAAGCCCGCGACCGAGAACGATGAGATCCGGAAGCTGCGTCAGGAGAACGAGCGGCTTCGTCAGGATGCTGAGGCGAAAAAGAACGACGATCGTTTCTCCGCGATGCAGAACTCGATCGCCGATCTGACGAAGACCGTCGCGGCCCTCATCAACGCGCCTGCGAAAAAGTCCGACGACAACGCGCTCTTCGTCAAGATGCTGGAGCAGTCCCAGCAGCACTCGAAGGATATGCTGGCTCTGATCCAGAGCCAGCAGAACACGAGACACGCGCCTTCGGCCGATGGCGATCTCGACAAGTTCCTCGACCGCGTGACGAAGCTCCAGGGGATCACCGGCACCACTCCGAACAAGGGCGGCACCGGTCGGCACTCCGACGTCGAGTCGCGCCTGATCGACCTCGCATGGGGTCAGCTGACCGGCAGCCGGGGATCCGACGAGGCCCCCGAAGAGAGCGATCCGTACGAGGATGTCCTGAAGACCGCGCTCAAGGAGTTCGCTCCGATCGCGAAGACCTTCGTCGAGAAGAAGATGAACCAGGAGACAGCGGCTACCGGCGGAGCGCCGATTCCGCCGGAAGTCATGAACCGGATCTATGCCGAGGCCGGAACCGCTGCGGCGAAGAAGGTCCAGGAAGACCTCCTGACGCAGGGGATCAAGCTCGTCGCCGATGCGAACGGGAAGCTGCACGCCCTTCCGGCGCCGAAGGCGGCGCAGCACGTTCCGCCGCGCCAGCCCACCTCGCGTGTCGTCTCGACGACGAAGACCCAGGAGGGCGTCGTCAAGAAAGTGGTCGTTCAGCCCCACGACCTGTCGAAGAAGCCCACGCCTTCCGAGAGCGCGGCGCCCGCGAAGGCTTCCGTCGACGCGCCGCCGAAAGGAGACGATGTGCCGAAGCACGGCATCTTCCCGATGCTCGGGGAGAACGGCGCCGAGCTCCAGATCCCGTTCCCGGTTCGACCTGGGGAGATGAAGTACGATCGCAAGTTCTCGGTCAACTTCATCCTGGACGGGATCCGCTCGGAGATCAGGCAGGGATATCCCCAGAAGGCTCAGACCGATTCGAAGGCCGAGAGCTATGTCGTCGGAGACGCGATCGAGTACCTGGACGACGAAATCCTGGACAACATCCTGGAGATCGACTCCGGCATGAAGCTCGAAGCTCTGCTCGCTCCCTGGGGCGATACCGCAAAGATCACCGAGATCAAGAGCGCGGGCGAAGAAGAGGTGGTCGCGAGCTATCTGCGGAAGCTGGTCATGACGATCCAGCGGGAGTGGCAGCGCGAGAAGGACGCTTCGCGCAGTTAGTCGAGGCGTTCGCGGGACGGGGACTAGATGATCAGGGGAGAGGGTCTATGCACACGAGCGTTTTGAAGTTCCTTGGCGACAAGGTGGACGCGGACGATATCCGCGGCATGGAGGTCCTGGAAGTCGGCTCGATGGATGTGAACGGCTCGCCGCGTAATGCTCTGCGCGTTCACGGGCCGAAGCGGTACGTCGGCGTCGACGCGCTCCACGGAAAGGGTGTCGACATCGTTCTAGACGCGCGGGAGATCGGCCGATACTTCGGTTCGCAATCGTTCGACGTCGTCATTTCGACAGAAATGCTCGAGCACGCCCACGATTGGCGGACCATCGTCGCGAATATGAAGTACGTCCTCCGTCCTGGAGGGCTGCTCGTCGTGACGACGCGGTCGCCCGGCTTCCCGTACCACGCGTATCCGAACGATTATTGGCGCTACACGCTCGACGACTTCAAAAAAATCTTCTTCGACATGTGGATCCAGCATCTCGGGCCGGATCACGATCCGAAATCTCCCGGCGTCTTCATGAAGGCGCGCAAGACCGGCGGCACCGGAAGCGTAAATCTCGCAGAGATCGACGTGGCCGCGGTCCGATGACCCTGTGTACACGCTGACTTTCGCGGAGCTGAGATGCCTGATCCGAACGACGAGCAGATCCGGAAGCAGCGGACGCAGTTCATTAAGTCGTTCGAAGATCTCGCGACGGCGACGGCGAACCTGCACGCCATCTCCAAGAAGCAGATCGAGCTCATGAACAAGCAGATCGAGATAACGCACGGTCTGATCGAGACCATGATGCAGCCGAGAGATGGAATGCGCGACGTCATCGACGAGCTGATCGATGAGATCCGCGGTCTGCGCGACGACCTCCGCGTGATCGCGAAGGCTGGCGGCCTCGGTACGGTCCTCACTTTGCTCAATCAGGTTCCCAGGAGACGGTAAGTCAAATTCGATTTGTGCTTGACATAAGAGCCACAACGATGCAAACTGTTATGAAAGAAGTTTGGCGGATCGCCCGTACTGGGCGGACAGGCCGCGCGACGCATGTTGCGTCCCGCGGCCTTTTTCGTTGAGAGACGAAAAGATGCCTGAGAGCACGGGAAACGATCTCCGGTGCCCCGCGTGCGGAAACTGGATGATGCGGCAGTCGATCGAGGGAAGCCTCGAGACCAAGTGCCGCAACAAACGGTGCGACGCGCAGCTGCGCGTCGAAGTGCGCGCGGGTAAGCCGACCGTGACCGTGCTCGCGACAAAGAAGTAGGCGGATCGCCCGTCCTGGGCGGACAGCCTGGAGAGATCCAGGGAGCGTCATGCGACGTTCGTCCGCCGCAGCCAACTCCTTCGGCCTCTCCGACTCCCACTTCAGTCTTTCCTTCTTCCCCAGGGCCCCGCGTCACCGCGCGGGGTTCTGTTATTTTTCCTTCGCCGGGGGTTGCCGATGAGCAGCACCGTCGAGGGTCTCGACCGCGGCGTCGTCGGCACGGAGTCGACGATCAAGAAGATGCACAAGCTGGTCGCGCTCGGGAAGCTCGACCCGACCTTCCAGAAGATCGCGACCTGGATCCGCGCGTCGGTCTCGAGCGATCCGCGCGCGAAGACCGCCGCGACCGCAGACGCGGTTTTCAACTGGGTCCAGAAGCACGGCATCTTCCAGCCGGATCCGTTCCAGATCGAGAAGATCGAGCACCCGATCGAGGCCATGCGGCCGATCATCGAAGCGCGCCGCGCCGGGACCTACACGGGCCCCGGGCTCTTCGTCGGCGACTGCGACACCTTCTCGATCGTGACGGCGACGCTCGGCGGAATCCTCGGCTTCCAGTACGCCTTCGAGACTGCGAAGGTCGACCGGCTGCGTCCGGACGAGTACTCGCACGTCTGGACTTCGCTCCTGGTCGGAAAAGACTGGCGCGCGCTCGACTCGTCAACGCCGGGAGTGGGACCCGGTTGGCGTCCGCCGGTCGACGAGAAACTCTTCGCGCGCTGGCCGGAGAAACCCATCGAAAACGTCGTGGGGAAATCCGAAATGAACGCCTTCAACGAAGGTCTCGGAGAGTTCGCGGGCGACGAAGCGTTCCCGGAGGATCCGCTGGCCGGAGTCGACGCGGCGTACCCGAAGGACTACATCAGCTACGGGATCCCGAAGGACTTCGGCGCCGGGCCCGGCGTCATCCCGCCCGGGAACTTCGAGGACCTCCAGCTGCTCGTCCCGCACAACACGCAGATCCCGTCGGCCGACATGGAGCCGGACATGCACATGCTCAAGGCCGCGCCGCGCCTTGACCCGTCCGAGCGGATCCAGTCGATCGAGGGTCAGCCGAACGACCACGGGAACCCCTACTACACGACCGGCGGACGGACTCCGCAGATCAAGATCGTCCGTCAGTTCTATCCGCCCGGTTCCCGCTGGAACGGTCACATGGGTCATGACGCGGTCCGGTACGTGAAGACCGGACCACACATCAAGGTCAAAGCCGCAGAGTCTCCCGAGAGAAAGGTGAAGGTCTCTATGGATCAGCCGCTGCTCGTCCGGCGCCGGAACGTCGTGGTCGCTCCGCGACGGGTGCCGTTCGGAACCATGGAAGGCATGGGCGATCTGCCCGGCGCGATCACGTCGTACGATCAGATGTACGCGCCGACGCCGACGCCCACCGCGACCGCGACGCCGACGGGCACCACCGCCGCCGCCGCGGGCGGCTCCGTCTGGGACACGATCAGCTCGGTCTTCAAGGCCGCCGGAACGGTCGTTCCGTCGGTCATGCAGTCGCAGGCGGCCCAGGCCGTCGTCAACGCGACGAACAAGCTGGCGGGACGGAACGTCATGGGCCTCCAGCAGCAGACGCCCTGGTACACGAACCCCTGGGTGATCGCCTTCGGTCTCGCGGCGGCAGGCGGCACCGCCTACCTCGCGATGGCCCACCGGCCCGGCTCCAGCGGGAGGCGCCGCCGGTAGTTCTGATGCGCTACGTGTACCACGTCCAGAGACCCACCGGCTTCGGCGACGTCACGTCGTCGATCACCGATGCGGCAGTCGCTTCCATGAAGCCCGCGATCCGCGAGATCATGGTGAACGACGTCCTGCCCATCCTCGGGGTCTTCGTGGTGACCGGAGCCATCGCCGCCGCATTCATCGGAACGTTCATCGGGGTCAAAGCCGCTCGCACCCACGGCGGGATCCGCAGGAATCCCGTCGCCCTTTCGATGCTGCCGCGTCGGAGGTCCGCATGAGCGCCAGGAAGAATCCGCCCTCATTCGTCCTGATCGACACGACCGACGGAACCGTCGTGTACACGAAGCGCGCCACCGGCATGGGCAACGAGGCGATCAACAAATGCGTCTGGGCCGGACGCAACAAGGCCCAGAAGACGGGCCGGACGTACGTCGTCTACCTCGACATCCGCGGCCTCAAGGTCGGGATGAAGGTGAACATGCCCGCGATCTACGCGATGGGCGTCACCGAGACCATCACGCCGACGAGCCACACGAACCCTGGCCGTGTCCGCCGGAACGTCTTCACGTTCAACAACCCTCGGAACTACTACAGCAAGGGCGTTCGCGACGCCGTCAACGACGCCGTCAAAAGGCACTTCGATCTCCGCGGAGAACGCATCTCCGGCGGAGCCATCGCGAAGATGCTGAAGCGCACGGACAACCTCATCCTCGCCCACGAGCTGAGCCCGTTCAACGCCGCGCATCAGGCGCTCATCGAGCACCTCCGCGGTCGTAGCGGCGTCCGGCCGAACATCTTCACCTTCAACAATCCGAAGGGCGGAGACAATCAGGTCGAAGCCGCGGCCCGCGCGGCCGGTCTCTCGGTCGCAACCTGGGCGCCCGGCGACGGCGTGACTCGGTACCGATTCTTTCTCGCGAAGCGCGGAGAGGTCCACGCCGACTACCACCAGGGCGACGGCGTCTATACCGCGCTCGGCCGCAAGGATGCGCTGAACTTCATCCGTGCGTTCGGACTCGGAAAAGGTCCGAAGACGAATCCGCTCACGCGCAAAGAGTCGGCGAACCTTCTTTCTCGCGCCCGGAGCATCCATCAGCGGAGCAAGTCTCCGACGCAGACCGTCTCCGGGAAGAACTACCTGCGCGGCGTGGCCGACGGCCTTACGCGCGCGGTCTCGCAGTACGGTCCGAGCGGCGCTCAGAAGGCCGTCTCGAGCATGTGGGCCCGCACCGCGAAGTCCGCGATCCGGTCAAACGCCTGTCCGAATCCGATCATCCGCGGCGACAAGTTGCCGCATCACCTTCAGGTGGAGGTTCTTCATAAGTTCGTCTACCGGTGGACGAGCGACAACCAGGACCGCGCTCGCATGTACGGCTTCTGCCCGCACTGCAAGACCGCGGGAGGAAGGCCGTCCGAGACGAACACCGCCTGTCGTCAGGTCCACCCGACGATCCCTCTCATCACCGATAGGGAGTGGCTCAAGACGCACGCCTTCCACGTCACGAAGCGTGGTGAGCTCGACGTCCGTCACCATCACGCTGAACCCGGCTACATGGCGAAGGAGAACGTCGGGCCCGTTCGCCCGAATCCGCTCCTCCAGACCGTCTTCGCAGCTAACCCTCCGGACGCTGCCGCACAAAAGCGCGAGATGGTCAACTTCCTGAAGAAGGAGTTCCGGCACCTTCACAGCGACATCAACAGCGCCGACGCAAACTTCGATATCGAAGGGGCGATCTACTGGTTCGCCAACGACTATCACGGCGGCGGGGGATCGGCGCTCTACCAGATCCTGTCGACGTCTCCGTTCACGCCGGGTCCGTCAGTCCGTGGACCCGAGAAGGAGACGATGGAGCAGTTGATGTACGACGCCCTGGAGCAGAAGTACGCCAGGAACGTCCATACGCGGCGCCCCAAGAAGAATCCTCCGATCTCGATCGCATGGAACGCGATGACGCGCCGTCAGCGCGAGGCGCTACTCGAGATCGTCGGCTACGACCGTGACTACCAGGGCGGTATGACGCTCGGCTCCTGGTCGTCGGTTCCGGCGCACGCGAAGCGGAAGCTTGAGGCGCAGTGGCTCGACACGACCTCGAGCGGCGGGACGACGAAGCGCCGTCGTGTGGCGGTCGCGGTGAATCCGCTGACGCGTCCGGAGTCCGCGAGGATCCTCAATCACGCGAGGCAGGACCTCAACACGGCGGCGGTCTTCGCGCCGGGGCACACGCGGTCCCAGAAGTCTGGTCAGGCATTCGCCCGCGGCATGGTCGTGAAGCAGTACGGACCGCGCGCCGCGAGAAAAGGCGCGGAGAGCGTCATGAACCGCGCGAAGAAGACCGTCGGGACGACGTTCACGAACCCCGGTACGGTTCGTCTCCCGAAGCCCGGCACGCGCCTGACGGTCGCTGAGGCGCTCGACCTCGCGCGCCGGATCGGCGACCGCGGCCTGATCGAGCAGTGCCAGAAGGCGCTCAAGCTTCAGAAGGCCGCCAACAAGAACGCGAAGTGCGTCATCTGGAAGACCTTCGCGATGGGCTCGAAGGACAAGATCGACTCGGTCGTCGCCCTGACGCACTACGGCGATTCGCCCGAGACGATGTACAAGCCGCCGAAGGGCTCGAAGAAGGGCCAGCACATGTACCGCCACAAGTGGGGCGAGGGCGGCGGCGGCAAGAAGACGGTCCCGCTTCTGGCCTCGGCCGACGGCAAGATGCTGCTGATGCCGCTCGAAGGCCGGAAGGTCGCGAGCGACTGGCTGAGGCATTGAGGGTGAACGAATGATCGGAGCACTCGTGTTTGCAAACCCCGGGCGGCCCGTAGCCGCTCGGAGGCGTCGTTCCAGAACCGCCCGCACGACGGGCAAGGAGAAGGTCATGGCACGCTCCCGTACGCGCCGTCGGAGCAGGCGGCGCAGCGTGTCGCGGAATGCCAAGGGGCATTTCGTGACGCGGCGTCGGCGTTCGCGCCGTCGCAATCCCAGCGGCTTCATCAAGGTCGGCCGCCGCTGGAAGAAGATCACGAAGTACGCGCGTCGGCGCCGCCGGGGATCCCGGCGCGGCCAGATCCGCGCGTTCAAGTTCCCCCGGCGCTACCGGCGCAGCCGGAGCCGTCGGCGCGTCCGGAGCAATCCGGTCGTGGTCGCCAACCCCAGCCGTCGGCGTCGTAGCCGTCGGGCTCGCCGGAATCCGTACAGCCGTCGCCGTTCGCGGCGCGTCTACCGGAACCCGGTGATGCGTCTCGCGTCCGATCCGATCGGCGCGATCAAGAACGCGATCATGTCGGCCTTCTCGGTCGACACGCTCGAGACCCTCGGCCAGATGGGCGTGGGCTTCGGCGGATCGCTGTGGCTGGGCAAGCTGCTCGTGAACCAGTCCTGGGTGCCGACCACTCCGGAGTCGATGCCCTACTGGAAGATCGCCAGCACCTTCGGTGCGACGCTGGGCCTCACCGGCATCTCGTCGTTCCTGAAGAAGCCGAGCCTGACGGCGCGGATCCTGACCGGCGGCCTCTTCGCCACGCTGTGGCAGGCGCTGTCCCAGGCCGTGTCCGGCACGCAGTTCCAGCAGTACGTCCCGACCCTGTCGGGCGCCGAGAACGACGAGTTCCGGCGGGCGATCGAGTCCGAGGTGCTCCGCGAGCTCCGCGGCGGCGTCAACGGGTACCTCCCCGCGGCGGGCGCCGAGGGCTACGAGACGTACCTCCGTCCGGCCGGGATCGAGTACCTCCGGGCGGCGGGCTCCGAGGCGTATCTCACCAACCAGAACCTCGTCAAGGCCGAGGGCGGCATGGGGGCCTACCTCACCGAGGTGGGCGCCGAGCGCGCTCAGGCGGGCATGGGCGAGGACGCCGACGAGTTCTCCCGGCAGTCGATGACCGAGCGGTTCTAGGCGAATCCAGGGTTGCACCGGAGGAAAACCTCCGGTGCCTCCCATAGAACGGTCCCGCGCGGACCGCTCCATGGGAGTCGGGCCAGAAGCCAGCCCGCCCCGACGGCAGTTAGGGACGAGAGTCCCGGCCGAAGAAATGGCGAGTTCGAAAGGTGGGAACCATGCCTCCTCCCGGCGGCGCCCCGATGGACCAGGGCGTGACGGTGGTCCAGCCCTACTACAAGATCACGCAGGGCGTTCCTGCGGCGATCGTCCGGTCGTACAAGAACCCCATGTACGATTCGGAAGTGATGCTGGCGTCCGATCCGGACCGCGAGTTCACGCTCTATCAGAAGCCGGTCGGCCAGAGCATGAACGACGGGACCGTGAAGACGTTCCTGTACTCGAACCAGACGCAGGCGGGCTCCCTGGGCACGCCGCTCTCGTTCGACGTGTACGGGTTCAACGCCCGCATCTGGGCGGCCCCCGACAGCAAGATCCTGTCGATCGGGAACTTCTCGCTCGTCGAAGCGGCGGGCGTGGCCGAGGTCATCTTCGGTCAGGACACGAAGTTCCTGACGATCCCGATCGAAGACGTCCCGAGCGGCGTCGACACCGAGGGGATCGGCGCGACGGACGCGCCCCACATCGGCCTGGGCGTGAGCGACAACATCTACCGGTTCGACATCGGCGGACGTGCGCTCCACATCAACTCGACCGAGCCCTACTCGGTCAAGATCTCCTGGCCGAGCGGTCTGTCCGGCACCACCGGCAACCTGCTGTTCCGGTGGTTCATCCGGGGCATCCTCTACAAGGGCGTCTAAAAGCGCTCTTCGGACGCAACTTCGGGTGGCCCCGCGAGGGGCCGCCCCTTGATGAGCCCGAGAGCGTAAGCGCCCGCGCGTAGCGGTCCCGCTTCCCTGCTGAGTTAGCTCGGAAGGAGACGACGATGAGCTGGTCCCAGGTTCCCACGTTCCTGCGCCGCCCGAACGACTATCCGGATCCCAAGCAGCGCGGCGTCATCTACATGAACCCGGCGAAGGACTGGGTGCAGCCCTTCGAGCTGACGACCGCCAAGCCCAACCAGATCATCCGTCTGGCGGCGGGCGAGAAGCGCGGTCCCTTCCCGATGGTCGCGCAGTACGACGGCCCGATCGAGTGCTTCTACGCCAAGGTCGTGGTCTATGCGGACGACGACGGAGATCCCGGCGCCGTGGTCACGACCTACGACATCGATTTCCTGCTCGAGCACCCGGGAAAGCGGATCCAGTTCTCGAACCGCCTCGTCCCGCTGATCGCGCTCGCCGGGGACGGCGGTCGGCCGTACGTCCTGCCGGAGACGATCTTCATCCCGCCGGTCCAGTCGATCAACCTGACGCTCGTGAACAACGACCTCGTGAACGCCCGGCACGTCGAGTTTGTCATGGGCGGGATCAAGTTCTACCCGAACATGGCACCGTCCGAGATGCGCGAGGAGACCTGGAAGTACGTCGACCGTCGCGAGCGGACGTACTGCTACTGGCAGACGACCGACGAGGAGGCCATCCTCCCGGTCCCGGCGTCGGATCAGCCGACGCCGTTCTTCATGACGATCCCGGACAATGCGGATCTCGAGGTCTTCAAGCTGACCGCGCAGTCCGAGGACACCTTCCGCTGCCGCATCCGCGACGGTCAGAACGACCGCGCTCTCACGAACGATCTGATCCACTGCTCGCTGCTCTTCGGCGGTCACTCGCCGACCGCGGTGGCGGGCGGCATCGGCGGATCCGGCGGCATCTGGCCCGCCCGCTGGGCGACTTCCTGGCTCATCCGGCGCTCGACGAAGGTGCAGCTGGACCTTCTGAATCTCGGCTCGGCCGAGAATCTCGTCAAGCCGGTCTTCGGAGGCAGAAAGATCAGCTATGTCAGCTAAGGACGAACCTCGTCGTCGCCGTCGCCCGCCGCCGGGCGGCGGGATGGGCTACGACGACAACTTCTACTACGACGGATGGCGCGACGCAGGCCAGGGGGAACCCCGGCCGATGGACGTCGTTCACGATCCGAACTGTCCGCCTCCGCCCTCGGCGGCGCCGTGCGCCAAGCCGAAGATCAACTTCGTCAAGTTCCCGGCCTTCAATCAGCCGCCCTGGTTCGCAAAGCCGCTGATCAAGGCCCGCTCGTCGCTCATCGTTCCGGCGGGCGGAACCGTGCTCATCTTCGACCGCGAGCTCGCGGATCGTCAGCGCGCGATCATCTCGCAGCTCGGCATCGACGTCGCTCCGATCGCGCCGCTTCTCAACTCGCAGCTCGAGTTCTGGTTTCAGCTCGGCAGGAAGGGTGTGGCGCAGGTGTCGCAGAACGTCCTGCCGGTCTGGGACGATCAGAACCCGACCGGTTACGGCGGGACAACGCCGATCCAGACGGGGCGCACGACGGTCTGGCCGGGGGTCGCAACGCCGGAGCAGTTCTATCAGAATGGTCTTCAGTTCGGCGTCCGCGGCCGGGCGCAGATCCAGGGTCTCATCGAGAACAAGTCCGGCGTCGACGTGACGGTCCGCGGGATCCTGGGCTTCTACTACTACTGGGCCGAGCAGGCTTCCGAATTCGAAGCCGGTGACATCCAGAAGTGATTGAGGAGATGAGATGCCCGCGCCGCTGAATCCAAATCTCTGGCCCGCCGTCCTGCATGACGAGGACGGAGCTCCGATTTCGTCCTCGAATCCGCTGCCCGTTACGGCGGGCGGCGCGGCCGGTGCGATCTCGGTAAAGGGCTCACCCGGCTCGACGATCACGACCGATGCGGATGTCGCAATCCCGGCCGGAACCACGGTGCCGATCGCTGTTGCGATCCCTGCCGGGACGCGGCGCTTCACGGTTCAGAATACGGGACCCGCGGGCACCTGGGTGCGCGTCCGCGAGGTCGGCGGCGCCGCAGGGAGCGGCCAGCTCCTCCCGCGTCTGGGTCAGTACACCTACGGCGGCGCAGATGGCGCCATCGCCAATCTTGAGGTCCAGGACGTTTCGAACGCCGTTGGCGGCGCACCTGTCGCGACGACGATCGCCGTCCAGTACGAGAGGGATTAGCCTGTATGGGCGCCCCTACCTTTCTTGATCTTGCGGCCTCGATTGACCGCGCTCTGAATAGGAACATCAACTTCCCGTTCCGCGCGATCTCGACGTCTCCCCAGAGCATTCTTGATACGGACTACTACGTCACGATCGACGCGTCCGGCGGAGACCGTGTCGTTACGCTTCCGTCTGCCGTGACGGTGAAAAAGGGGATGGGCTTCAAGCTGCTCCGCATTGACGGGACGCTTGCGAACACCGTCACCATCGCGACAACCGGCGGCCAGACGATCAACGGGGCCGCCTCCGCGACCATCGGCCTCCAATACTCGTCGATCGAGATCGTCTCCGATGGAACAAACTGGCTACTCTTCGCAAGCCCCGAGGCCTTCGCTCTTTCGAACGACGTCCTGTGGGTCTTCGGCGGTCAGCTCTCGACCGACCAGAACGGAACCATCTTCGAGTTGAAGGCGAAGCGTGCGACGTCCTTTGTCGCGCTCGACGCGAATGTCCGTGTCGCACCTTCCGGTGCCGCCATCCTGATCGACTGGGCGATCAACGGCGGCATTGACATCGCAAACCGGGTCACGATCGCGGATGGAGCAACATACGGAACGCTGACCATTCCCGTCGCGCTCGAGGTCGACGACCTCTTCCGTCCGGTCATCACCCAGGTCGGCAGCACCACTCCGGGACAGACGATCGTCATGCGGGCGAGGGGAGCGTAGGATGGCACCTCCATATCTGACCGGGACCGTCTACTACCAGCAGGATCTTGCTGTGGTCGACGTCAACACGATCATCGCGAGCATCAAGGCCCTCGCGCTCGCGGCCACTCCCGCCTGGACGAACCCCGGAGGCGGCGGCACGATCAAGTCTCCGGCCGATGCCAGTGGCCGTCAGATGACGATTGCGTTCACCAGGATCGCGGCGACGAACCTGGAGTTCACCGTCACCGACGGAGCTGGCCGGACCCTGACCAAGCGGGCGCAGATTGCCGGTGCTGGTAGCACGGTCAATTACTTCATCGGCCAGTTCCACATGGTGCTGGACTGGATGAACGGCGCGACGCCGGAAGGCATCTACTGCATCATGCTCGACGAGTCCCCGGAGACTCAGACCTCCCACAACCGCTGGGTGGTGGCGGCGAGCTCGAGGAACGCCGCCGATGCGCTCGACAACGGCTGGCAGTGTTGCTCGATCTTCATCGTCCAGTCGGCCAACACGTTCGCCCTCCTTCAGAATTGTTATCTGATCCCGGCCTTCAACGCCCAGCAGGCGGGCTTCGCTTCAGGCGGGCTCCAGGGTCGTACTATCGGAGGATCGAACATCTGGTTCCCGTGTATCGCGATGAGCGCTTCGGTTGTGAACCAGAACAGGATCTACGGAAGGCTGTACTCGTGCCTTCTGGTCAAGGGGACCTCGGCAGGCGTCGGAGTCGAAGTCTCCGTTCCGATCGATCAGTCGAGCTCCGTCATCATGAAGGTCCTCCAGATGCCTCTGACGGGAACGCCCAACGATCGCTTTGCCGTGAGGAAGACCTGATGACTCTTCCGGCGGGATTCCAGTCCAGACCGTGCCAGTTCTGCGGCTCTAGGAATCACATCAACGCTCCACGTCCAGATGGGCAGTGGAGTGTGTCCTGCACCTTCTGTGAGGCCTCAGGGCCGCCTGCTCACGATGCCGATTCCGCGTGGCTCGCCTGGAGCGGTCATCACCTGAAGGCGCCCCAGGCGACGAGCGCCGTACAGGAGGTGTTCTGATGGCCGTTCCTTCATTCCTCAATACGGCATTCGTCTACACAACCCTACCGGGAACGACGGTCGACGTCCAGGACATCATCAACGCCGTCGATACGGCTATGCTCACGACGCTTCCAAGTGCCGCAACCGGCGTCTTCCCGAGCGGGCAGCGGTGGACAAGTCTGGGCGGCGGCGTCTACAAATCTCCGGTCGATGCCGGTGGCCGCTTCATGACGGTGAAGCTGACCAGGACGACGATCGTCCGCCTTGGTTTTGAGGTCTCCGATCCATCGGGAGTACTCTTCACCGTTGAGATCGACATCGCCGCGGGTGGATCCGCTTGCGAGATTTTTGTTGGACCCGGACATCTCGTGATCAGCGCGAACAATGCTGGCAACTGGGAAGTCGCTCGCGCGATCATGGTAGATCCGACTCCGGAACCTCTGGCTGCCTTCCCCGTGTACGTGTGGGGAACCGGCCGCAGAACCTCGGCGGGGGCGTTGATCACGAACGCGGATCTTTGGCGGTACTGGTGCGGACGTTACTACGGAGGAACTGTAGTCTCCGCTGCCGGAACTCCGGTCAACGTTATCGAAGGCCCACCTGTCTGCGCCGCCTTCAACAACGCTAACATGAAACTGAAGACCGAGGCCGGAAGCGACGTCGCATTTCCGTACTTCATGTCACCTGACAGTTCCGCAGGCGCGAACACCTATTTGAATGGCGGAAGGCTCTATCAGACGATCGTCGTCGATTTCGACTACGGATCC